ATGGGGGCGGCGGTGGTGGTGGTGGTGGAGGCGGCGGTGGTGGTGGTGGATAGCCGGAACACGTGCAGCAAGTTGAATCATCGAGATAACACTATGGACATGCAGAACACCTCCGCACTACCCGATGCCAACGGGTCGGAACGCACGCTAAAAGAGTCGGTCCAGGCCTTGGCGGCGATGATCGGGACGCTGCAGCGGCGCGAGCACGCATTGGACGCTCTGGTCCGGGAACAGCTGCAGCTTCTGCAGAGCGCCGTCCACAGTGCCGATCAGCGCGTCAATCGCGTGGTGGAAAGCGCACTTCCCCGGCTGACGCAATTGAGCAATCAGGCGCTGACGCAAACGTTGGAACCGGCGGCCGAGCGATTCAACAAGAAGATGGCAACTGCGGAGCAGACGGTCCAGCAGGCGACCCAGCGTTACGCCCACGCACAGCGCGCCCTGGAAACAACGACAACGCGGCGCATGTGGATCGCATCGATTGCCCTGCTGTTGGCGGGTGTCATCAGTATGGTTGTCGCAGGCTACGCGCTCTACAGCACAAAAGCGGCCGTCGCTGAAGCCGCCCAACTCAGGGCGGAAATCACCTTTTTGGATCGTGTTGCTCGCGCCAATCTCGTTGCCTGTGGCAAGGACAGGCTATGCGCCGAGATTGACAAGAAAGGGCCGCGCTATGGCGATGGCGGCCAGTATCGCGTGGTTGCCTTGCGTCCATCCCCCGCGCAATGAAAACCGAGCCGCTAGGGGCGGCCCGGTCGCCTGATTACAGAGCGGTCAAGCGGTCGCGGGTAACGGCGGCGTACTGATCCGTCATCTCAATCCCGACTGCCTCGAATCCTTCCAGCTGCGCAGCCACCAACGTGGTTCCGCTGCCAGCAAAAGGATCGAGCACGCGACCACCCGATTCGCAAATCCGCACCAGCTGCCGCATCAATCCGGTCGGCTTACCGGTCAGGTGGTGCTTGTCAGCCTTGCGCACCGACTCACGGATGACTCCAGGCAGCACCGGCGCGCGGCGGTCCAACGGCATGTTGCCCTTGCTGCCCCAGACGATGTATTCGGCCTGGTTGCGGAACCGGCCCAGTTGCGGCCGCACGCCTTCGGTCTTGTCCCAGACGGTGATGCCGCGCCAGGTGAAGCCGGCGATCTGCAGCGCGTCGGTGGTCAGCGGCAGCTGCCGCCAGTCGGTGAACAGCAGCACCGGCGCGCCGTCCTTGAGCACGCGCGCGCACTCGGACAGCCACAGATGCATCCACTTCAGGTGCGAGCGTTGGTCGCGTTCGTCGCCGACAAAGTCGGCGTGCAGTTGCGCGCCACCGCCCTGGACGTACTTTGCCGAGGGCGGCTTCGCTCGCGCGGCGGCGTGCAGGCCGCCACTCGCATACGGCGGATCAGTGATCAGCGCGTCGAACGAATTCGCTTCGAGCGTGGGCAGGATGGTCAGGGCGTCGCCCTGCAGCAGCTGGTTTTTCATGGTGAGAGCCTTCTTGGATTCGCTCACGGCGATCGGAGGTGAGGCTCTCGGCCTTCAGGTGATTGAGCGTGCCGCAGCGTGGGCACTTGATCTGGATTTCGTCGAAGGCGCCGGCTTTGCATAGCAAGCGGGCGCATTCGCCACAACGGAGGTTCTTGAGCATTGCGTGGTCTTGCGGTGGGAAAGGATTACGCGACCGCTGGCGGCGCGTAGGGGGCGAAGGCGATCACCTCATCGCCCACCCAGTCGTTGATCTTCAACATGCGCGCCTGCAGCGGCTCCAGCTCGTTGGCGGCCCAGACAGCAGCTGCCTCGCGGATCGATCCGAAACCGCCTGCGTTTTGCGGCACGATGCCCATAAGCTGCGGCGGGATGCGCAGCGCGGCCAGCATGTCGTCGCGGGTGATGCCCTTGATGCCGCTGAACTCGTCCTTGGCCGCTACTTCGCTAACCGGGATCAGCTTCAAGCCATCCTTGTTGCCGCCTGGCGAGTACAGGAACAGGTTGCGGAAGTTGCCCGGCCCCTTGGCGCCCTTCATGGCGTTGCGCAGCGTGTCGACATCTTCCTGGCTTTGCTGCGGGTCGGTCAGGTACAGGATGAAGCCGGCATGCGAGCCGTTGTTGTAGTACTTGCGGCGGAACAGCGTGGCGGACTCGTTGAGCAGCGCGGACTGCATCGCCGGCATCCACTCGGGCAGGCCGTAGAGCTCCTGATCGACATCCGCCTCGCGCAACTGGAACACGCTACCCGGCTCGAACACGTGCTCGTCGTGCCACATACGCACTTGGAAGTACTCGCCCTCAGTGATGCCGCGCCGCATGTACTTCGACAACGGCGCCGCCAACGACAGCGCATTGCCTAGGCGATTGCGGCGGCGTTCGAGATAGCCATTGCCCAGGGTGATCCAGTCCAGCGACAGCTGCTCGAAGGCCTCACGCGTCAACAACCGATGCGGCTTGAAGGTGCGGGCCAGCATGTTGCGCTTGAAGATCAGGCCGGACTGCAGAAACGGATTGCTGCGCGTGGTCTTGGACAGGCCATCCAGCGCCACCGGCGGCTCATACCAGCGCCCGTTCTGCCAGCACTCCAGATAGTCCAGCACGCCGCGCCCATCGAGCACCGGTGTCGGATCACCAAAGGTGAAGGCCTCGGCGCGTGCGGGCGCTGCAGGCGCGGTGGCGGGCAGCTGGTCGGTCAACATCAAGAGATCTCCATGAAGCCGGAGTTGCGCGCGGTGCGCCCTTCCAGCGGTTCGTTCTGCAGCGCGTGGAACAGTGCCCACGCCAGGTCCGCGTGGCCGGTCTCTTCCGAGCGGCCGGCGGTGAAGGTGGATTGCCGGCCGCTGGCCGTCATGGTCTTGCGGATGGCCATCAACGACTGCGCCATGTCGATCCAGCCGGCGTCGAACTCCAGACGGCCGTTGTGGATCACATCGAACGCCTTGAGTACCAAGCGCGTTTTGACTTCCGGCGAGTAGCTGAAGGTGACCAGATTCGGAAAGAACTGCTTCACCAGCTGCGCCACGCCACTGCCCATGCCGGTGGTGTCGATGCCGATATAGGTCACCCAGTACCGTTGCGTGACGCCATGAATAAACTTGGCCTGTGCCGCGAAGTCCATGCCACGGAACTGATGCCGTTCGAGGATGCGGAACTTGCCGCCTGGGATGGACGGTGGAGCCACCACCACCAGGCCGGCGGTGTCGCCGGTATCAGCCGGGTCATAGCCAATCCACACCGCGCGATCGCCGTAGGGACGCAAGGCAAAGGGTTTGTAGTCGTCGCCCCACTCCACCCAGCTATCGACCATGCACGGCTGCAGCATCGCCAGCGGGAAGATGCTTGCGCCGTCGTCGACGAAGTCGCACATCAACAAGTTGGCGAAGGCGTCCGGGCTGTATTCCTCGCGCAGCTCGTCGATGTCGAACAGGTCGCAGCCACGGCGCTGGGCGTCGAGGATGTTGACGATCTGCCGCCACGCGCGGTCCTGGCAGCGGCGCCCGCCGGCCAGCGCGTCATGCGACACATCGATCTGGATCCGCTGCGCAGCCGGCTTGCCCTTGTTGCGGCGTTCGCCGGTCCAGAACGTGTAGGCCTCATGGGCCATGCTCGACGGGGTGCTGAAGTAGGTCTTGCGCCACTTCTTGTGCATCGCCATGCCGCTGGCGACCTTGTTCAATTCGTTGAACCCGTAGGTCCAGAAGAACTCGTCGAAGTAGAAATTGCCGTGGTAGCCCTGGGCGGTGCGTGCATTGGTGCCCAGAAAGAACAACTCGGCGCCGTTGGGAAACACGATGCTGTCGCCGCCGGAGAGCGTCTCGTCGATGGTCTCGCGCACGAACTGCTGCATGTAGCCGCGGAACAGGTGCGCCTGCGCCTTGGAGGCGCTCAAGAAAATTTGATTGCGCCCGGTGGTGAGCGCATCGATCAGCGCTTCGCGGGCGAAGTAAAACGTGGCGCCGATCTGTCGCGACTTGAGGATGATGCGGGTGCGCTCGTTGCCGGCCCGATACCAATCGCGCTGATAGTCGAAGCAGCCGTCGACGAACGCCGTGGTCAGCTGTTCGATCTGTTCCTCGGTGAAGTCGTTGCGCTTGGGCTTCTTCTTGGGCGCAGCATTGCGATTGGCGACAGCCGGATTCAGGTCAGCTTCGTTGCCGCCGCCCTGGTAGCGCTGGATGCGCGCCTGGCGCTCCAGCTGCCGGTGCAGCAGATCAATTTCTTTGAAGTCGCCGCCGGACTTTTCCGGCTTCATGATCAGCACGACCAGGCGCGCTTCGAGTGCACCACCGATGCGCTCAACGTTGTCTGCGCGATCCCACTCGTCACGCGACTTCCAGCTGTGTACAGTCTTCTCGTTCTCGCCGATGGCCTGCGCAATTTCGGTCACGCGCCATCCCATCCAGTACAGGAACTTGGCCTGTCTGCGGGTGTCCATCGGGAGCTGGGTGGCAACGCTTTGCATGCCGACCAGGGTGCGGCCCACCTCTTAATCCCGACAGTTCAACGACGCGTAATCGCCTGATTTACACGGTGATTGCGTTGCTGCGCTATGCGTCGCGTTTGACCATGGGTCATCGCAAACGCATCCAGCGCAGAGGACACCCATGTCGGCCAAGGCCAAGAAGTTTCGTTCCAACTGGTTCCGCGTGGCCGTCGAAGGGGCCACCACCGATGGCCGCACGATTCAGCGCAGCTGGATCGACGACATGGCCGCCACCTACAACCGCGAGACCTACAACGCCCGCATCTGGATCGAGCACATGCGCAGCCTGCTGCCGGACTCGCCGTTCCGTGCGTATGGCGATGTCACCGCTGTCAAGGCCGAAGAGGTCGAAATTGACGGCACCAAGCGTCTGGCGCTGTTTGCCCAGATCGAGCCGACCGCTGATCTGATCACCATCAACAAGTCCAAGCAGAAGCTCTACACCAGCATCGAGGTGCAGGAGAAATTCGCCAACACCGGCAAGGCGTATCTGGTCGGCCTGGCCGTGACTGATTCGCCGGCCAGCCTGGGTACTTCCATGCTCAGCTTCGCCAGCCAGAACCCGGACGCCAATCCGCTGGCCGATCGCAAGCAGTCACCGGGCAACCTGTTCACCGTCGCCGAGGAAACGGCGCTGGAATTCAGCGAAGTCAGCGAAGGCCCGGTCGCCAATCTGCTCAACCGGATCCGCACCGCGCTCAAGAGCGAGGACGCCACCAGCATCACCGCCGAGCAGTTCGCCGACCTCGGCCAGGGCGTCGAAGAGATCGCCGAGCACGTGCGCGGCCAGGACGAACGCTTCAACCGCCTGCAGGCCGAACACGCCGAGCAGAAGACCAAGCACGAGCAGCTGGCGAACGACCTGGCGCAGCTACGCGAGTCGCTGTCGCAGCAGCCCGACCCCGCGCAGCCCGCACGCCCGGTAGTCACCGGCAGCGGTGCGGCCGTGCTGACCGACTGCTGATCCCTCCGCCCCTTCGCACACCACACACACGCCGCCAGCGCCCCACCTTTGGAGCCATCATGCAAAACGCCACCCGCCTGCAGTTCAACCAGTTCGCCGAGCAGATCGCCAAGCTCAACGGCATCACCTCCGCATTCCATTCCTTCGCTGTCGATCCGACCGTGCAGCAGAAGCTGGAAACGCGCATGCAGGAGTCGAGCGAGTTCCTGTCCAAGATCAATATCATCCCGGTGGACGAACTGTCCGGCCAGAAGGTGGGCATCGGCGTCACCGGCAGCATTGCCAGCCGCACCGATACCGGCGCCGGCAAGACCCGCACCCCGCGCAATGTGGCCGCGCTCGACAAGAACGAGTACCTCGCCAAGAAGACCGACTTCGACACCGCCATTCCGTATGCGTTGCTCGATACCTGGGCCAAGTTCCCGGACTTCCAGGCGCGCCTGCGCGATGCCATCGTCAAGCGTCAGGCGCTAGACCGTCTGCAGATCGGCTTCAACGGCACGCACGCCGCCGCCGACACCGACCGCGCCGCATTCCCGCTGCTGGAAGACGTCAACATCGGCTGGCTGCAGCAGTACCGCACCAACGCCGCACAGCGCGTGCTGGCAAGCGGCAAGGCCGCCGGCAAGGTAGTCGTCGGCGGCTCTGCCGACGCCGACTACGGCAACCTTGATGCGCTGGTGTACGACGTCGTAAGCAACCTGCTGGACCCGTGGCACCGCAAGGATCCGAGCTTGGTGGTGGTGCTCGGCCGCGATCTGATGCACGACAAGTATTTCCCGATGGTCAACAAGGAGCAGCCGGCCAGCGAGAAGATCGCCACCGACCTGATCTTGAGCCAGCGCCGTGTCGGCGGCCTGCAGGTGGCCGAGGTGCCATACCTGCCCGACGGCGCGCTGATGGTGACCTCGCTGGCGAACCTGTCGATCTACTACCAGACCGGCGGCCGTCGCCGTTACATCCAAGAAGTGCCCGCGCGCGATCGCATCGAGAACTACGAGTCCTCCAACGATGCCTACGTGGTCGAGGACTACGGCTTGGGCTGCGTGGTCGAGCACATCGAGATCGAGGCCTAAGCCATGGCCGACAGTCCCGCCAAGCGTCACCACAGCCGCGTGCTCGCCGAGCTGCAAGCCGCCCAGCGTGCACCGCACCAGCTGATGGCTGGTGCGACGGCCTACGAGCAGCACATGGCGCAGCTTCAGAGCGATCGCCTGCGGCTGAAGCAGATCCAGTCCACCCAGGGCAAGGCGGCGCTCAAGGTGCAGCTGTTGCCGACCTACGTGCCGTACCTGGCCGGGGTACTGGCCGGCGGCCAGGGCGCGCAGGACGAGATCGTCATGACGTGCATGGTCTGGCGCATTGATGCCGGCGACTATGCCGGCGCGCTGGAGCTGGGCGCCTATGTGCTCAAGCATGGCCTGCAGATGCCCGACCGCTTCTCCCGCACGGTGGGCTGCGTGCTGGCCGAGGAAGTGGCCGAGGCGGCGTTGTCGGCGCAGAAGACCGGCCAGCCCTTCGATGCGGCCGTGCTGGCCGACACCGCCGCGCTGACGGCCGAGCAGGACATGCCCGACGAGGTGCGCGCCAAGCTGCACCTTGCACTGGCCCGCGCATCGCTGGCCGGCATCACCGATGAGACGCCGGCCGACCAAGCGCAGCCGATCGCCGCTGCCGCTGTGGCCGACCTGCAGCGCGCCATCGCCTTGCACGGCAGCTGCGGCGGCAAGAAGGATCTGGAGCGCGCCGAGCGTCTCTTGAAGAAGTTCAGCGCTGAGCCTGCGGGCACCAGCGCCTAACCGAGCGTCCCCGCAACCCTCGCCGGCTCGGGGCTGATCCACAGCACTCCATCGCTGCGGTGACGCCCCGACCACCGGCGATCTCTTCCGAGCCATCCATGAGCGGATTCACTGCCACCGGTACGACCAGCGCCACGCCTGATGCGATCGCCAATGCACCGTTCTGGCCGGCGATCGCACCGGCGACTGTGCGCGCGAGCATGCGCCTGGATGGCACCGTCACCGATGCCCGTCTGCGCCACGCCATTGTTGCCGCCATGCTGGCGGTCAACGATGAGCTGGATGCCTGGGCGCAGACGCAGCAGGCCGCCGGCTACGCGGCGCTGGCTGACGTGCCCAGCACCACCGTCGATGGCGTCTCGCGCCGCGTGCAGCTGTACCTGCGCGCCGTTGCGTGTGCCACCGCTGTCGAGGTGGCAGAGCGTTACCGCAGCTTCGACGCGACCGACAGTGCAAACCAGCGCGCCGACGACTTGTCACCCAGCATCACCGAGCTACGCCGCGATCAGCGCTGGGCCGTGCGCGACCTGCAGAACCTGCCGCGCAGCACGGTGGAGCTCATCTGATGCGCGTGCACGCCATGCAAGGCGACACCGTCGACCTGCTGTGCTGGCGCCACCTGGGCAGCACGGCCGGCCTGGTCGAGCGCACCTACCTCCTCAATCCCGGCCTGGCCGAACTGGGCGCCGTGCTGCCGCATGGCACGCCAGTGGAGTTGCCCGAGGTAACCACCACCACGGCGGCGATGACGCCGCTTGTGCAGCTATGGGACTGATCTGATGACCGAACCCACCTCCGTATCGAGCGGCTTCTTGATCGCCACCGGTGTGGGCCTTGCCTCCGTGCTGCCTGGCATCGACGGTGACGCGCTGATCGGCGCCTTCGCCGGCGGCGCGCTGTTCGTCGTGTCCGCTGCCAAGCAACCGCTGCTGGCGCGATTGATCTATTTCCCGGTGAGCGTGATCGCCGGCTACCAGCTGGCGCCGGAGCTGCTGCGCTGGTTGCCGATCAAGTCCAGCGGCGTGGCCGCTTTTGCGAGTGCCGCGTGCGCGATCACCGTCACGCTGGGCCTGATCGAAAAGAGCAAGTCGTTCGACTTTTCCTTCCTACGTCGTGGAGGTCCGCCCAGTGCATAGCCTGGTCACCGTCCTGACGTTGATGGCCTCGCTCGCCATCTGCGTCCGCCTGCTTACCTACCACCGCCCGGTCGATGCGCGCCATCGACGCGGCGCGGGCTGGTGCGCGTGGTTGCTGATCGCCAGCACCGGCGGTCAGGCGCTGCACATCCTGCTGGCCGGCGCCAGCTCGCAAGTCAGTCTCTGGCACCTGGGCACGTTGATCGTGCTGGCGGTGCTCACCTACCGCGCCCAGGGCAATGTGGCGCGCATCCTGAAGGTCGATTGATGTTCACCGATACCCAGCTCGCCTCGATCATGCAGTGCTCACCACAGCGCGCCCAGCGCTGGCATGGCCCACTGCTCACCGCCGCCAACCGCTTTGGCATCACCACCAAGCGTCGCGCCGCGCACTGGCTCGGCCAGGTCGGCCACGAAAGCCTGAGCCTGTCGCGGATGGAAGAAGGTTTGCACTACACCACCAGCGCCCGCTTGCTGGAGGTGTTTGGTGCACGCATCACCCCAGCGCAGGCGCCCAAGTTCCTGCGCAATGCGGTGGGCCTGGCCAACTTCGTCTACGCCGACCGCCTGGGCAACGGCAACGAAGCCAGCGGCGACGGCTATCGCCACCGGGGCCGGGGCCCAATGCAGCACACCTTCCGGGGCAACTACCGCCGTATCGGTGTGCTGATCGGTCTGCCGGTGGAAGAGCAGCCGGATCTGTTGCTGCAGATCGAGCCGAGCGCCCTGGGCGCGGCGGCGTACTGGCAGGACAACGGCCTCAACGTGCTGTCCGATGCGGGCGATGTGCTCGGTCTGGGCCGCAAGATCAACCTGGGCAACGTACGCGCCAAGCGCTTGCCGGAAGGCCACAGCGATCGCGTCACGCGCACGCAGCGCGCCCTGCAGATCCTGTGCGTACCCTGATGGTTACGCGCCTGATCATCTTGCTGGCGCTGATTGCAGTGCTCGTCGGCGGCTGCGTGTGGCAGGAGCAACGCGTCAGCGCAGCGCAGCAAGACCGCGATGCAGCGCTGCAGGCCAAGCGCCAGGCCGAAGCGGAACGCGACAGCGCTAAAGGCTCCACCACCGTCGTGACGCAGTACGTCGACCGCGTGCAGATCGTGCGCGAAGCCGGCGCCACCATCACCCGCGAGATCCCGATCTATGTCACCCAGAAAGCCGATGCTGCTTGCGCTATCCCTGCTGGCTTTGTGCGGCTGCACGACGCCGCCGCCTCGGGCAACCCTGCCGGGCCGCCCACCGGAAATCCTGATGCGCCGGCCGCCGGCATTACGCTCTCTGGCATCGCCGGCACCGTCGCCGACAACTACACCAGCTGCCACGCCACCGCCGCGCAGCTGAGCGCGCTGCAGGACTGGATCGATCTGCATCTACCGGCAGCGGCGCCATGATCAAGCCCGCCAGCCTGCGCGCGCATCTGGTCGCGGCATTGCCGGATCTGGCGCGCGATGCCGACCGGCTGCTGGTGTTTATCGACGCCGGCAGCCTGGTCAGCACGTTCCAGCCGGGGCTGTCGTTCGAGTATCAGTACACCCTCAACCTGATTCTGACCGACTACGCCGGCCATCCCGACAGCGTGATGCTGCCGCTGCTGGAATGGGTGCAGGTCAATCAGTCCGAGCTACTCTCCAACCCTGCGCGACGCGGCGATATCGCCTTCGAGGCCGACATCCTCGCCAACGATGCGGTGGATCTGTCGATCAAGTTGCCGCTTACCGAACGGGTGGTCGTGACGGCGAAGGACGGCGGCGGCTATGACATGACGCATGCGCCTGAGCCGCAGATTGATTCCACATGGATGACTTGACCGCGCTGGAAAACTGGGCGGCGCCGCTGCTGGCGCGCCTGCAGGAGGGCGAGCGACGCAATTTGGCCCGCAAGATCGGCACCGCGTTGCGGCGCTCGCAGAGCCAGCGCATCGGCAAGCAACAGGCGCCGGACGGCACACCGTATGCGCCGCGCAAGGAACAACTGCGGGACAAGGCGGGCAGAGTCAAACGCAAGAAGATGTTTGCCAAGCTGCGGCAGGCCAAGTACTTCAAGGTCAGCGCCAGCCCTAACCAGGTGAGCGTGGGATTTATGGGGCGTGTGTCGCGCATTGCCCGCGTGCATCAAGAGGGGTTGACCGAGCGGGTGCGACCTATTGGTCCGATGGCCCGATATGACAAGCGCGTGCTGCTGGGCCTGTCCGAAGAAGATCGGCAGCTCATCCGCGATCAACTCTTGAACCACCTAACCTAAACCGATACCACCGAGGAGGCTTGGCAACGACCTCGACCATAAAGAAGCATTGAGGGCGATCAACCACGATGATAAAGTGACCTTGCATCGTTTTTAAAAAATTTAATTAAGCGCCACAATCAAAAAGAACGGTGCAGCCGACAGATCCTTTTTGAAGGTTAAACCTAAAGGCCTCTTATGTTTGAACAAGCAGACCCTGATTATGTGCGTATCGTGAACCAATACCTTGAATCCCAGCAATTCATCTTGACTCATGAGAACTCAATGGATTGCAGCCTTTGGCGTTCAGAAGAGAGCGAAGATCAGGATGTCAATCTATTGGGGGATGGAAAGATTTTATTTATTGAAAATTATAAGAAAGGAAAGTATCAAGAGATAGAGAGAAGCCATGGAATGTCGGGGGAAGAAATAAGTTCAGCTGTTGAAGCGATGGTAGTCCCACTTGCGGACCCAAGCTCATATGAAACATTCACCATCGAAGAACTTGACCGCATTAGCGTTGAGCCAGGTGGCGGCATTGTCATTTCCTACACGGTTCTGTGCCTCGTTGACCAAGATACTCACTTGTACATTCTCGTTAAAGACACTGACCAATAGCTTCGGGGACATTAAAATAACCCAAAGCAATTTGGCACAGCTTATTCTTGCGAAAATCGCTTGGCCGCGCGACGTGAATCATGCAGCTTGAATTTGAAGTCCAAGTAAGACGAGAAATTCCGTTTATTTGGAAAATTACATAGCTCCGTAGTTGGTCAAACTACATAGAAAAATCCTGGATAAATTAGGCCCAGGTACGAAGAATGTTGATTCGTACTTGGATCTCATATGGCTTCTTTCACCGCAGTAGACCTTTCGAAACTCCAAGCTCCAGATCTGATTGAAGCACTGAACTTCGAGTCGATCTTTGCCGAAGCGCTTGCTCAATTCCGTAGGCTGCTGCCGGAGTTCTCCGCTCTCACCGAGGCGGATCCGGTCTACAAGCTCCTGCAGCTGTTCGCGGCCCGCGAGCTGCTGATCCGCCAGCGCGCTAACGACAAGGCGCAGCAGACCATGCTGGCCTTCGCCACCGGCAGCAACCTCGATCACCTGGGTGCATTGTTTGGCGTCGCGCGCCTGGTGCTCGATCCGGGGCAGCCGGAGACCGGCATTGCACCGACCTATGAGTCGGACGTGGACTTCCGCCGTCGCATCCAACTTGCGCCTGAGGGCTTCAGTGTTGCCGGCCCCGAGGGCGCGTACATCTATCACGCGCTCAGCGCGGCGGCCGATGTCATGGATGCCAGCGCCACCAGCCCCGCGCCTGGGCAAGTGCTGGTCACCGTGCAATCGCGCACCGGAGATGGCACCGCGCCGCAGGAACTGCTCGACGAAGTGGCCGCCGTCCTCACCGATGCCGACGTGCGCCCGTTGACCGACGAGGTAGCGGTCCAGAGCGCCGAGATCGTCCTGTACGCCATTCGTGGGCGCGTCTACACCTACGCTGGGCCCGACTCGGCGGTGGTCATGCGCGAGGCGCTGCGCAGCCTGCAGGCCTATCTTGCCGAGGCGCACCGCATTGGCCGCGACGTCCCGGAATCTGCGATCAAGGCCAAGCTGTTCGCCGATGGCGTGCAGCGCGTCGAGCTGGACTCGCCTGCAGCCGACATCCGGATCAGTCGCACGCAGGCCGCCTACTGCACCGCGATCGACATCGTGCACGCCGGTATCGATGAGTAGTTCACCGCTGCCGCCCAACGCCACGCCGATGGAACGCGCCCTGGCCGCCGTCACCGCTCGCCTGGAAGCGATCCCGTTGCCGTACCCGAATCTGTGGAATCCGGACACGTGCCCGGCCGGTCATCTGCCGTGGCTGGCCTGGACGCTGTCGGTAGACGACTGGAAGGCCGACTGGAGCGATGCGGTCAAGCGCTCGCGCCTGCGTAGCGCGATGGCAATCCAGCGGCGCAAGGGAACGGCCAACAGCGTGCGCATGGTCGTCGAGTCGTTTGGCGGCGCGGTGGCCATCCGCGAGTGGTGGCAGACCGAGCCGCGCGGTCAGCCGCACACCTTCGAGCTGGCGCTGACGCTCACTGGCGCCGATGGGCAGAGCGCTAGCGCCCGGTTCGTCGAGGAAGTCATCGCCGAGGTCGAGCGCACCAAGCCCGTGCGCTCGCATTTCAGCTTCACCCAAGGATTCCAAGCCGAGGCCCGACTCAACGTCGTGGCGCGCGGCAGAACCACCTTGTTCCTGCGCCTGCAGGGCAAGGCGAGCTAGAGAGCACACATGCCCGGACTCAAACTCAAGATCACCACCGCCGGCCGCCAAGCGTTGGTCAATGCCAAGCAGAACGGCACCCAGGCGGTCACCATCGCCGCCGTCGGATTGACCAGCGTGGCGTTCGTCGCCAACGCCGAGCTCACCGCATTGCCGTCCGAGATCAAGCGCCTGACCACCATCGGCGGGTCGGTCACGGCCAAGGACACGATGCACGTGTCGGTGCGCGACGAATCCAATGCCGTCTACAGCTGCTACGGCTTCGGCCTGTACCTGGCCGACGGCACGCTGTTTGCCGCCTACGGCCAGCCCGCGCTGCTCGTGGAGAAGTCCGGCGCCGCCTCTGTGCTGCTGGCGATCGACGTAGTGCTGGCCGACGTGGACACCGCGCAGATCACTTTCGGCGACACCAACTTCACCGATCCGGCCGCGACGGTAGACGTGCCCGGTGTGGTGCGCCTGGCAACTGACGCCCAGGCCATCGCAGGCGTGGACAGAGAACGGGCGGTGTCGCCAGCCAACCTGCTTGCGTCACTGGACCAGCGCCTTGGCGAGATGGGACCAACCGAATTCATCAAGGAACTGTTGTCGCGTACCACTGCGGCGGCGGCCCGCAATGTGCTGGGTATTCGCTCGGCTGCACTGAATGACGCCGGTCACGGCAATGGCCTGGATGCGGACACCCTGGATGGGCGCCAGGGCGAGTGGTATCGCGACTTCCGCAACATGCTCAACGTGCCCAGCTCGTTCTTGCTGCCGGGCCAGATCGTGGTCATGGCCTCGCTGTATCCACCAACTGGCCTGCTGGTCTGCGATGGCGCGGCGATCTCGCGCACCAAATACGCAGCACTGTTCGCTGCCATTGGCACGGTCTACGGCGCAGGCGACGGCAACACCACCTTCAACGTGCCCAAGATCAAGGACGGCACCGTCATCACCCATACAAGCGTCGCAACCTCGGTGGGTTCGTATGGCGCCGGCCAGGTCATTTCCCATACGCATGGAGCCAGCGCAGCCGCCGTGGGCGACCACGCGCACTACACCGCACTGGGCGCCGCCGGCGTCCACGCACACGGTGCAAGCGTCAATCCAGGCGGCGACCATGCGCACGGGGCGTGGACCGACACGCAGGGCTGGCATGGACACAGTGGCAGCACCAGCGCCTCCGGCGATCACCAGCACCCTGGTGTGGTTCCATCCAGTGCGATCAACGGCTATGGCGTGTTCCGCGAACGCGACAACGATGCAGCTCCCTCGGACGGTTGGACGGGTGCCGGGGGTAACCATGCCCATAGCTTTGGCACCGATGGCGCAGGCAACCACGCCCACAACATCGGCATGAACGGCTCCGGCAACCACACCCACGGGATCGGCATCGCCGAGGGCGGCAATCACGTGCACGTGGTGGATCACCGTGGCGCTGGCGCCCATGACCACGCCATCACCGTCAACGCTGCCGGCGGTGCAGACAACCTGCCGGCCGGCTTGCGCATGACCTACTGCATCGCCTACTGAGGATTGACCATGACCAACCCGCTGCCACGCACCAGCACTGCCTACGCCTTTGATCGCACCACCGGTGAGTACACCGGCCCGGTGACCGTCTACCTCTCCGAGCTGGAAGGACGCTACCCGCTGCCGCCCGACACTGTTGCCACCGCGCCCGCGCCGCCTGCAGGGCTGTATCAGCGGCACCGCCTGTCGCCAACGTCTGGCACATGGGAGCTGGTGCCGGACTATCGCGGCGTGATGCTCTACAGCACCGACACCGCCACGCCGGTCGCCAACACGCTTGCCTTGGGCGATGCACTCCCGCAGGGTTACACCACCTCGCAGCCGATCGCGTTTCTCCCCAGCGACTACCGCCGCAACGTATGGGACGCTGCACGCGCGAGCTGGCGCGCAGATCCGGACTACAGCGCTGCGCTGGTGTGGGAAAAAGCCAGCGGCGCGATCGCACCGCGCCTGGCCGCTGGCGTTGCGTTGCCGGGACACCTGACCACCGTGGCGGCGCCGGTTTCGGTCGACGGCACGGTGGTGTGGGACGAAGCCGCACAGGCATGGGCCGTACAGCCCAAGCCGTCTGAAGACGCGACCGTGTAGCCCACTGCGTTACGCACCGATTGCAGTGCGCAACATCGTGCAGCCACTGACCATGGCTGCATGGGCAACGCATCCTCCGCACTGAGTAACGCCATTCGTCTCGGCACCGTGGCCGAGGTGAATCTCGCCACCGCGCGATGCCGCGTGCAAGTCGGCGAGATGCTGACCGACTATCTGCCCTGGGTGGTCACCCTGGCCGGCACCACCATCATCTGGTCGGCGCCGGCAATCGGCGAACAAGTTGTGGTGCTGTCGCCGGCTGGCGACCTGGCCGATGGTCTGGTGCTGCGCGGCCTGTACTCCGACCAATTCGCCGCGCCTGCCGCATCCGACACGCTCCATGTGCTGCGCTTTGCCGATGGCGCGCAGATTCACTACGACACCGAGGCGCACGCGCTGCAGGCGACATTGCCCAGCGGCGGCACTGCAACCATCACCGCCGACGGCGGCATCACGCTCAACGGCCCGCTGACCGTCAACGGCACCACCCAGATCAATGGTGATGCCGGCATCACCGGCACGGCCACCGTCGATACCGACGTGATCGGCGGCGGGATCAGCCTCAAGCACCACAAGACCACCGGCGTGACCGCCGGTAGCGCGCTCAGCGGCGGCCCGCAGTGATCGGCGTCGATGCCACTACCGGGCGCGTGATCGAGGGCGAGCAGCACTTGGCCCAGTCGATCGCCTGCATCCTCACCACGCCCATCGGCACGCGCGAGCAGCGCCGCGACTTCGGCTCGCTGCTGCCCGAGCTGATCGACCAGCCGTTCAACGGCGCCACCCGCACGCTGCTCTACGGCGCCACAGCCACCGCGTTGATGCGCTGGGAACCGCGCCTGCGACTGACCCGCGTCGAGGTGGTCGTCGGTGATGCGCCTGGCCGCTTCGTGCTGACGATCGAAGGCGAACGCACTGACGTCGCCCCCGCCAATGCGCGCTCGCGCATGACCATCCCGCTCCGCTTCCGCTCGTCCTGATCGAGGAATCTATGTCCACTGCCTACCACCACGGCGTTCGCGTCATCGAAGTCAGCGCGGGCACGCGCACCATCCGCACTGTCTCCACCGCTGTCGTCGGCTTGGTCGCCACGGCGGCCGATGCGGACGAGAAAATCTTCCCGCTCAACAAGGCCGTACTGGTCACCGATGTGCTCGGCGCGGTTGCCAGCGCCGGCACCCAGGGCACCTTGCGCGCCACGCTGCAGGGCATTGCCGACCAGACCAACCCGGTGACCATCGTCGTGCGTGTGGCCGACGGCGAAGATGCAGCCAAGACGTCCAGCAACGTCATCGGCGAGGCCAAGTCCAGCGGCTACACCGGCTTGTATGCGCTGCTCGCCGCGCAGGCACAGCTGGGCGTGCGCCCGCGCATCCTGGGCGCGCCTGGTCTGGACACACTGCCGGTCGCCAAGGCGTTGGCGACAATCGCCAAGAAGCTGCGCGCGATGGCCTATGTGCGCCCCGTTGCCGACACCGTCGCCGAGGCTGTCACCTACCGAGGCCAGTTCAGCGATCGCGAGGTGATGCTGATCTGGCCGGACTTCCTGGCCTTCGACACCGCCACCAGCACCACGACGGCCGCGTATGCCACTGCGCGTGCGCTCGGCCTGCGCGCCAAGATCGACACCGAGCAGGGCTGGCACAAGAGCCTGTCCAACGTGCCCGTGGCCGGCGTCACCGGCATCTCCAAGGATGTGCACTGGGATCTGCAAGACCCGGCCACCGATGCCGGCGTGCTCAACGAGGGCGACATCACCACGCTGGTGACGTTCAACGGGCAACGCTTCTGGGGATCGCGCACGTGCGCCGAAGACGCGATGTTCGCGTTCGAGACCGCCACGCGCACCGCGCAGGTCCTGGCCGACACCATCGCCGAGGGCGTGGCGTTCTACGTCGACAAGCCGATGCATCCCTCGCTGGTCAAAGACCTGATTGAAACGATCAACGCCAAGTTCCGCGACCTGAAGTCGTCGGGCTACTTGATCGATGCCAACGCTTGGTACGACGGCACCGTCAACAGCGCCACCACGCTCGCCGATGGCGCGCTGCGTATCGACTACGACTACACCCCGGTGCCGCCGCTGGAGAACCTGCAGCTGTACCAGAAGATCACCACCAGCTACCTGGCCGACTTCGCCGAACGCGTCAACGCGTAACGCACCCGATCTGATTCCCGGAGAACCCAATGGCGTTGCCCAAGAAACTCAAGGCGCTCAATCTGTTCAACAACGGTGAGAGCTATCTCGGCCAGGTGGTCGAAGTGAAGCTACCCACGCTGTCCCGCAAGATGGAGGAATATCGCGGCGGCGGCATGAATGGCCCGGTCGATATCGACTTCGGTCAGGAGAAGATCGAGCTCGAATGGAAGTGCGGCGGTCTGATGCGCGGCGTGCTGAATCAGTACGGTGCCACCACGCACAACGCCGTGCAGCTGCGCTTTGCCGGCGCCTACCAGCGCGACGACAACGGCGCGGTGGATGCCGTCGAATTCGTGGTGCGCGGCCGTCACAAAGAGATTGATCCCGGCACCGGTAAGTCCGGCGACGACACCGAATTCTCCGTCAAGACCTCGGCCAGCTACTACAAGCTGAGCATCAACGGCACACCCGTGATCGAAATCGATCTGATGAACATGATCGAGATCGTCAACGGCGTGGATCTGCTCGCCCCGCATCGCCGCGCCATCGGCGCCTGACCCTTCCGGCCTGGCGCCGCCAGGCCTTCACCTTGAGACCTTCCGATGACCCCGACCTTTTCCCCAGCCGTTCCCCTCGACCAGCCCATCACGCGCGGCGAGCAGACCATCACCGACCTCAAGGTGCGCAAGCCCGGCGCCGGTGAGTTGCGCGGCCTCAAGCTCGCCGAGCTGCTGCAGATGGATGTCACTGCGCTGGCAACGCTGCTGCCGCGCATTTCCTCGCCCACGCTGACCACCGCCGACGTCAACGCGATGGATCCAGCCGACCTGTTGGCGGTCGGCCAGGAGGTGGCGCTTTTTTTCTTGCCGAAGGCACAGAGGGAAGTGGTGTCCCCGACTGCGTAGAGGATGCGATGGCCGATATCGCGGCCGTCTTCCACTGGCCGCCGTCCGAAATGGACGGCTGGTCGCTGCACGAACTCACGGCGTGGCGCGAGCGTGCCCGCCTACGAAGCGGAGCCGAGTAATGCGCCACCCCACGAACGAGGCCGCCTAAATGGCGGCCTCCGACAATCTGCGCCTGCAGGTCATCCTTGCGGCGGTCGATCGCGCTACCGGCCCGTTCAAACGCGTACTCAGTGGCAGCCGTGGCGTTGCCACCGCACTGCGCAACCAGCGCGACGCGCTGCGTCAGCTCAACAGCCAGCACCGCGACATCGGCGCCTATCGCGAGCAAGTCGCGCTGGCACAGCGTGCCAAGGCTGCGCTTGATGCGCAGCGGCAATCGGTACGCACGCTCGCTCAGCAGATCAAGGCCACCGGCATGCCCACCGCTGCCATGAATGCCGAGTTCGAGCGAGCGGTGCGCACCGCTCGCGAACTCAAGACCGCACACGGCGCACAGGAAGCGGGCTTGCAGCGGCTGCGTGGTCGTCTGGAGACGGCCGGTATCAGCACCCGCGAGCTGGTCACGCATGAGCGCCGCTTGCGCGGTGAGATCGAGAGCACAAACACCGCCATGCGCGCCCAGCAGCAACGGCTGGCGGCGATCGATGCCGCACAGCGTCGCAGCGCTCGCATCCAGAGCGCCGGCCTGCAGGCGAGCGCCTACGGCGCCGGCATGGCCTTCGCCGGCCAGCGTGCATTGCGTGCCTCGGCACTGCCGATCAGCGATGCGATGGAGTTCGAGTCGGCCATGGCCGACGTGCGCAAGGTCGTGGACTTCAAGACGCCGCAGCAGTTCCTGCAGATGGGCCGCGATGTCGAAAATCTCTCGATGCGGTTGCCGATGCTGCCGGCCGAGATTGCCAAGATCGTGGCGGCCGCCGGCCAGGCCGCCATCCCACGCCAGGAGCTGGTCCGCTTCGCCGAGGACGCGGCGAAGATGGGCGTGGCCTTCGACAGTAGTGCCGAGGAAGCCGGCCAGACCATGGCGACCTGGCGCACCGCTTTCCGGATGGGCCAGGACGAGGTCGTCGTGTTGGCCGACAAGATCAACTACCTCGGCAACACCGGCCCGGCCAGCGTCAACAAGATCAGCGCAGTGGTGAACCGCATTGGTGCCCTGGGCGAGGTCGCTGGCCTGCAGAGCGGACCACTGGCAGCGCTGGGTGCCACTGTCGCCGGCATGGGCATCGAGTCGGAAGTCTCGGCCACCGGCATCAAGAACATGCTGCTTACCCTGGCCTCGGGCGAGTCGGCCACCAAGAGCCAGCGCGAGGCCTTCGACAAGCTGGGCATCAAGGCCAGCGCCATGGCCGAGGTCATGCAGAAGGATGCAGGCGGGGCGATCATGTCGGTGCTGCAGAAGCTGCGCGCACTGCCCAAGGCCGAGCAGGCAGCGACCATGACGCAGCTGTTCGGCCGCGAGTCGATCGGTGCAATCGCGCCACTGCTGACCAATCTGGAGCTGCTGCAGGGCAACTTCGCCAAGGTCGCCGATGCGCAGCGCTACGGCGGCTCGATGTCGGCCGAGTACGCATCGCGGGTGGCCACCTCGGCCAACTCGCTGCAGCTGCTCAAGAACACCGCCGTGGTGGTCTCGCAATCGATCGGCCAAACCCTGCTGCCGCAGTTCAAGCAACTGACCGAGCGCACGGCTGCGGTGGTCGGCCAGGTCACGACCTGGATCCGCGCCAATCCTGCGCTGGTGGGTGCGATCGCCAAGGTCGCAATCGGTGGCGCGGCGTTGCTCACCGTCCTGGGCGGGCTGCTGGTGGCCGGCGGCGTGGCCGCGATGGCGTTTTCGCAGATCCACGGCGCCGTGGCCCTGCTGTCGGGCGGTGGCGGCTTCGGTGCGCTGCTGCGGCAGGGGCTGGCGTTCGGCGGCCGCGTGCTGCCGATGCTCGCCAATGGCGCCCGCCTGCTGCTGCCGCTGCTCGGCGGCGTCAGCCTGCCGGTGCTGGCAATCGGTGCAGCCGTCGCGGCGGTGGCGCTGCTGGTGTGGAAGTACTGGGGGCCGATCAAGGCCTTCGCCATCGGCGTGTGGCAAGGCATCGTCGATGTGGCCGCACCGGTGCTGGCCGAGCTGCAGGCCGCGCTCGCGCCGCTGGGGCCGGTGTGGGACACCGTGGCCGCTGCGATGGGCCAGGCCTGGGCGTGGGTCAAGCAGCTGCTGACACCGTTCGAGGCCACCACCGCGCAGTTGCATGGTGCAACGCAGGCCGGTCGCGGCTTCGGGCAGATTCTGGGCGCGGTGCTGGTCACCCAGTTGCAGCTGGCGCTCAAGGCGATCGGCTGGCTGGTGCAGGCGTTTGTGTTCGTGCTGCCGGTGATCAAGCAGATCCTCGGCAGCGTGTGGCAAACCGTCCAGGGCACCTGGTCGCTGATCGTGGGCGTGTTCACCGGCAATGGCGATCGCATCCGCCAAGGGCTGCTGCAGCTGTGGGCCGGTATCAACTTGCAGCTGGCCAACTGGCCGGCACGGATGCTGCAGGCCGGCGCCGACATGATCAGCGGCCTTGTCCAGGGCATCCGTTCCAAGCTCGGCGCGGCCGGCGATGCGATCGCCAGCGTCGGCACTGGCGTGGTCGATCGCTTTAAGGGCCTGCTGGGTATCCACAGCCCCTCGCGCGTCTTCGCCCAGCTGGGCGACTTCACCATGCAAGGCCTCACCGTGGGCTTGCAGCGCGGCCAGGGCGCGCCTGTGCAGGCCGTCATGGCGCTTGGCAACCGGATGCGTGCCGTGGGCGCAGGCCTGGCCCTGGCGACGGCCACAGCGCCTGTGGCGGCAATCGACAGCCGTGCGCCGCTGTCGGCCCCTGCGCGCGCCGCCAGCGCGCCTGCAGGCGGTAACAGCTACGTCATCCACGTCCATGCCGCACCGGGCATGGATGCGACTGCACTGGCGCGCGAAGTCGCCCGCCAGATCGATGAGCGCGAACGGCGCACGGCGGCCACCCGCCGTTCCAGCCTGCGCGACGACTGAGGATCCACCCCGATGATGATGTCCTACGGCACGTTTGTGTTTGCCCTCGATAGCGCCGCGTATCTGCAGATGCAGCGGCAGATGAGTTGGCGCCACCCCACCAGCGAGCGCGTCGGTGCGCGAGCAGCCAGCCAGTTCCTGGGCCCAGGCGATGACACCATCGACCTCTCTGGCCTGATCGCTCCCGAGCTCACCGGCACACGCGCCTCGCTGGACACGCTGCGCGAACTCGCAGCTGATGGTGAGCCGTTGCCGTTGGTCGACGGCGCCGGCGTGGTCTATGGGCCGTATCTGCTGCTGGCGATCAACGAGACGGCCTCGCTGTTCTTTCCCGATGGCACACCGCGCCGCGTCGAGTTCCAACTGAGCCTGCGCCGCACCGACGACGTGGCGCCCGAGGCGACCGCCGCATGAGCTACCCGATTCCCCAGTGGCGCGTGCTGCTCGATGGCACCGACCTCACCGAGCGCATCGCGCCGCGCCTGCGCGATCTCACCCTCACCGAGTGCCGGGGCGGCGATGCCGACCAACTAGACCTGAGTATCCACGACCATGACGGCAAGATAGCGCTACCCAAACGTGGGGTGCGCCTGGCCGTTGCACTGGGCTGGAAAGCCACCGGCCTGGTCGACAAAGGCACCTTCATCGTGGACGAGGTGGAATACAGCGGTGCGCCGGACATCATCACCGTGCGCGCGCGAAGTGCGGATCTGACTACAGACATGCGCACGCGGCGCGAACGCAGCTGGCACAACACCACGCTGGGTGACGTGCTCAACGCGCTCGCCGGCGAGCATGGACTGACGCCGCGCGTGGCCGAGGCGCTGGCACGCACCAAGCTGCCCCATCTCGACCAGGCCAACGAGAGCAACATGAATCTGCTCACCCGCCTGGGGCAGCGCTTCGATGCGATTGCAACGGTGAAGGCAGGTGCGTTGGTGTTTGCGCCGATCGGTGCGGGCACCACAGCAACCGGCAAACCACTGCCGACCGTCACCCTGACGCGGCGCGATGGCGACCAACACCGTTACTCCGTGGCCGACCGCGATGCCTATACCGGCGTGCGCGCGTACTGGGTGGACAAAGGCAAAGCGCGGCGGCAGTCGGTGCTGGTCGGCACAGACGACAATGCCAAGCGCCTGCGCGAGTCGTATGCCGATGCGGCAACGGCACGCCAGCATGCGCATGCGGAGCTGGAGCGGATCAAGCGCGGCCTGGCGAAGCTCGGCTACACCTTAGCCATCGGACGGGCTGACCTGTTTCCAGAACAACGCCTCACGATGAGTGGCTTCAAACCCGAGATTGACGGGCAATCTTGGCTGATTGCAAAAGTCACCCATACGATCAACGGCTCCAGCGGCTTCACCACCGCACTCGAACTGGAGACCACGACATAAGTACTGTTGCCGCTTTGTACAGTCGTTTAAGCCGCCCTGCCCAGCATCGATCAACCCGAGCACAACCATTGCAGTGCCGCGTGCAGTCGGCGATGTATAACTCGACTCGGCCCGCATGTACGCTTTTTTTGTGATGCGAGTTAGAGGCGAAGGTGGCTGGCATCCGTTGATATGAAGCACAGATATAGGACGCTAACCAGAAGCGTTAAAGATAGTCCGCACCACTTCAACGCGGCTACGCTCGCGAGTCAGATGCAAGTCTCAAAAAGAGAATTTATCTCAAAAAATATAAAGGTAATGATTAATAACCTTTCCACCCCGGACCACGGGCGCCTCGATTAGGATGCAGCATTTCTTTACGCAAGTAAAAATGCATGCACTCATCCTTCAATAAGAAAATGTTGACGCTGCGGATGAAGCGCAACTAGCCTAATGTCGGCGGAAGCTAGTCTATGAGCGCGAGCCTGGGTACACCGAAAACCAACCAAAAAACCATTAGGGAAATAAGGAAACTTAATGAATAGATCACTTGGATGTGCAGCTTTATTACTCATCGCCCTCTCCTTTAAAGCCAGCGCAGATGACACTGTCACTGTTTGTAACGCATGCGCCGACCAAGCTATGAGATTCAGGGCGCGTGACTTGGGCAATGGACATCACTATTTTTGGGACTTCACCACCCGCCGGCTGACGCACTACCTCACACAGGGACAAACTATCCCGCCCGCCAGTTTCAAGGCAGACAGAGCCGCCTCGGACAGAGGGTCAATTCAGCTAATACCGTTGACATCTGACGAAATGCAACTTTTTAGCTACGGGCTGGATCTTTACGATTCAACCGGAACCACTCGAATAACTAACACTTTCCAAACCGACTACACCATTCCTGCGAACGCAGCGCAAGCGAAATTCGTGATGACTGCTGCCACGACTCACCAAGCCACCGCATTTGACATGGTAAACACACCAGTTTATCAGAAATCGGTTATCGACTTGGTCTTCAATCAAAATAACTTGGGGCCTTTTTACTGGCTACAGGATAGAACACGCGTTGCCCTGGCCACCTTCACCAACTTTGCGTCGATAACCCTCATAAAAACCCCCTTTACATTATCCAATACCATTCAGTTTCCTGATGGATCCTCTTTTATGGTCAGCTGGGATTACCAGACCAGGCAATACAGGTACGTGAAGGGATTTGCCACTGATGCCGCGGGCAACTTGATACCTGAGACCACTAATGACGCGGGAGGGGGCGCTACGGGAAAGATCAACTATGTTTACCCAAACACCGCAAAGGGGATGGCGGCAGGTGGAGAAATGGTTGATCACTTAACTGGCCTAAACGTGGGTTGGACCACACCGCCAGGCGTTCCAGTCAACAATGGATTTATAATCGCATGTGCATCTACTCCCTCCGGTGTTCGATGCACAATTGAGACCCTTATACGATGAGCACAATTCCTAATGGCAATACACCCTTATTTCGATCACTCCTGTTTTTGGTGTTTGCCACAGTTCTAGCGTGGATTGGATGGCAATCAACCGGCCAGATCGATTGGCAGAAATTCGCGGTATATGCCTGCATGGTCATCACGTATGCTGCATGCGTACTTTTTTATCTAAAGTCTTTGAATAAACTAAAGCCCTTCGTAAATTATAGCTACGCCAAGTTTTTATTGTTTATGAGCCTGCTAGCATTAGGCAGCGGACTCACTGCGCTGCTGCTGCACTTTTTGATGTAAGACCTTAAAGATGTAGCGCCCCACAGCCGCGCACATCGCGGCCGCCACCATGATTAATGTGTGACTAGTGGGGCCGTAATGGCCCCACTTTTTCTGAATAATTTGACTTACTTAAAAGGCATTCAAAACGCCGATTGCCTGGCGACCAATGGATTTAAGCCTGAGGCTAAGTCGGCGAAGAGCAGGCTTGCTGCATTCCTCTATCAGCTGTCGGCGCCAGTAAGCCACCTCCCGCGGAGCCAAGTGCTCGCTAGCGCAAGTTACTTTAGGGGCCAGCCGATGCATCCGGCAAACATCCGCTGCCACAACTTTGCCGTCGAAGTGCGCAGCTTATGCGAATTGCATCGCAAAAACAGCACATGTAAAACCTACGCCATACAGGTTTTAGGTCTAGTGCCGATAACGCTCTCTTTTGCGAGGACCAGCTGTCCTATCTGCAGCTTGATTACGACTTCTTTTTTTTACGGCCGCCCATGTTGATCTGCATGTTGCTTTGATCGATATCGCCCGTATTGGTCAGCATTTGCGCCACCTGGCTGCTGTCGTTGAGCGTCACAACAGGCGCAGCTTTCACGCCAGCCGATCGTAGCGATACAAGGTTGGACAACATTGCGGTGCGAAGCTCTTGCGGTGCCGCACGAAACGCAGCTAACAGCGCAGCCTCAGACGGATCCAACTCCGCCCTCTGTTCCAACAACACGTACATGACGTCAACCCCGCGAGCATGCGCGGCCAGTAAGTAGGCTCCACCCGGCATGTTCTGATCCTTCTCGAAGTACAGCTGCGCCCACTTCGAGATGCCACATGCGTCCGCCATCTCCTGCTGCGTCAAGCGCAGGCGTTTGCGTTCTTCCTTCAGGCGTTTCCCTACAGTCACTCAGGTTTTTCCTCATATTGACAAAATTGGTGTTAACACCAACAATTTCCAAAACCGCAGACAATCGCAACCGATGCCCCGCAACGTGCAAGCTCAGCAGCAGTTCCATCCCCGAAGCCCGGCAGAGGCGCGGGAATGGTTGGTGTCCAACGGCATCACGGTCTCTGGATTCGCCCGGCAACTTGGGGTGAATCGCACGGTTATCGACGACCTACTCCGTGGGCGCTCGCAAGGCAAATACGGCGACGCGCACACCGCTGCGATCGCTCTTGGCCTCAAAGCACCACCAGATTATGCCGCAAAAGTCCAAACTTCCAAGCGCTCTAGGGGGTGAGCATGTTCGGTCGGAAAAAGATCGTTTTTCGTTGCGAGGCATGCAGTGCAAGGCTCATCAAACGCACCAGCGTTCTCGCACATAAATTCCTGCGCCATGACTCCTATGTCTGCGAGAACCCCATGTGTGGCGCGACGTATACAGGCCATTCGGAGTTGACCGGTATTGCCAGCCCCAGCGGCGTGCCGACCTCACACAGCGAGCTTCCACCCACACCGGCGTATCAGCGCGCCCAAGCGCTGCAGGCCTACCGCGAGTCGCTCGGCGACCGTCAGCTGGATCTGCTCCCCGTCGGCGGCGAGCCGTTCTTCCCTCACCTCTGAGGCACCCCTAATGCAAAAGACCCTTGATTGGGCGGCATTGCCGCCCACGGCGAAGCTTTGCCTGGACGTTGCGCGCATCCACGACGGCCTGGTGAAGACCGAGCACGGCTACATCGGCCGCACTGCCGCACCTGAGACAGATCAGCGCTTCGGCGCGGTTGTGGTTGCCGCGCTCATGCGTGATGGGCTTGCCACCTCTGACGCCTTCGATGAGCGCCTGGTCGTGCTGACCGATGCCGCCACCACTTTGTTCCATTTCCAACGCAGAAACACCGAGGTCGGTTCGTGAGGAATGCCAACAGCTGGTTCACCGCACAGGAGCCACGATTCGTCGATGCGGCCAGCAATGCGCCGCAGCGCATCGCGCCGCACGCCAAGCACGAAGAGGCCCGCCTGCTCGCTGCCGCCGTTGACGCACACCGTCGCGCCGGCGGTGCTTACGTCGTGATCGATAACGCCCCATCTCCGCACGCGCCTCGGCGCTGGCTCGGCGTCTAAGGAAGTTCGATGCAAGAGGATCTGCGGCAACAGGTGCTGTCCCGACTAGAACGGGATTACGGACTCAAGCACCGGAGTGGCACCGAGTACATGCGCGGTGGCAAATGCCCGTCATGCAGCAAGAAAGAGCTCTACACCAACCATCTCAAGCCATGGGTGGTGAAGTGCGGCCGGCAATCCAAGTGCGGGCGCGAACTGCACGTCAAGGATCTGTACGACGACCTGTTCGACGACTGGTCCAAGCGCTTCCAGCCAACGCCTGCAGCCCCCAACGCTGCGGCCGATGCCTACCTGCAGTTCTCGCGTGGCTTTGACCTGGCACCGCTGAAAGGTCTCTACACCCAGGACAGCCACTACGACCGCAAAATCAGCGCCGGCACCGCGACGGTGCGCTTTGCGCTGATCAAGGGCGGCTGGTGGGAGCGCCTGATCGATCGCCCGCACCGCTTCGGCAAGCAGAAGGCGCGCTTTGCGCCAGGCCAGAGCTATGCGGGGGTGTGGTGGGCGGCGCCTGCCGCGCTGACAGCCATGCAGACGGCACGCGAGGTGTGGATCGTGGAGGGCATCTTTGATGCGATCGCGCTCCTGCAGCACGGCATGTGCGCAGTGTCGGCCATGTCCTCCAACGCATTTCCGGAGGAATCGCTACGCGAGCTGGCAAAGGCACGCATGGCCGACCTTCCGACGCTGGTGTGGGCGCTGGACAACGAGCCGGGCGCCCGTGCGTACACGCACAAGCACATCAAGCGCGCAGCAGCGCTGGGCTTCGACTCGCGGGCCGCGCAGATCGTCCAGCGCGATGGCAAGAAGACCGACTGGAACGACCTGCATCTGCGCGCTATCGCGTCCGATGATCCCAGGCAGTGGGACAACGACGTCAACGAAGCTCGCTACCAGGGCGACCTGCTTGTGGCTCGCTCGGCGGTGGACAAAGGCCTGCTGATGTTCGAGCACGACGGCCGCAACGACTTCTGGCTGGACTACCGCTCTCGCCTGTACTGGTTCGATTTCGATACGCAGCGCTTCGACAAGTTGCGCAAGGAGAAGCTGGGCGACATCGATGCCGACGACGGCGATGAGGTTGCGGCCGAGGATCTGAAGAAGATCAAGCGTGCCGCGTGCTCCGTCCAGAAGATCGCCAACTGCTATCCGGAAGCCCTGTACTTCCAGCGCCAAGAGGTCACCGACGAAAGCTGGTACTACTTCCGCGTCGATTTTCCGCACGACGGCCCCAGCGTAAAGGGCACCTTTACAGGTGGTCACGTCGCTAGCGCCTCCGAGTTCAAGAAGCGCCTGATCTCCCTGGCCGCCGGCGCCATGTTCACCGGTACCGGCCACCAGCTGGACCGCCTGATCGAAGAGCAGACCGAGGCCATCAAGACGGTCGACGCCATCGACTTCGTGGGCTACAGCAAGGAACACCGCGCCTACCTACTCGGCGATATGGCCGTGCGCGACGGAGAGCTGGTGACGGCCAATGAAGAGGACTACTTCGAGTTCGACAAGCTGCGTTTGAAGACCACGCAGAAGTCCATCCGTCTGGAGATCCAACGCGACGCCGATGCGTTCCGCGTGGATTGGCTCCCGTGGCTGTGGCAGTGCTTCGGAACGCACGGCATGGTCGCCATGACGTTCTGGTTCGGCTCGTTGTTCGCCGAGCAGATCCGGGCTGGGCACAAGAGCTTTCCGTTCCTTGAAGCCACCGGTGAAGCAGGCGCCGGTAAAACCACGCTGCTGACGTTCCTGTGGAAGCTACTGGGCCGCTCGGACTACGAGGGCTTCGACCCGGCCAAGTCATCCAAGGCCGGCCGTGCACGCGCCATGGGCCAGGTGTCGGGCATGCCCGTCGTCCTGCTGGAAGCCGATCGCAGCGAGCCAGACAAGGCGCATTCCAAGACGTTTGAGTGGGATGAGCTGAAGGATTTCTTCGGCGGCGGCACGCTGGCAACACGCGGCGTGCGCAATGGCGGCAACGAGACCTACGAGCCGCCGTTTCGCGGCACGATCGTGATCACCCAGAACGCTGCGGTGGACGCCAGCGAAGCGATCCTGACGCGCATCGTCAAGCTGCACTTCAAACGCCCGCAGGTCACCACCGAGAGCCGCATCGCGGCCGACAACCTCAACGCGCTGCAGGTCGAAGAAGTCAGCCACTTCCTCGTGCGTGCCATTCGCCAGGAGCGCGCCATCCTCGATCTGTTCGCCGAGCGGGTGAAGGTCTTCGAGGCCAAGCTGCGCGCGCAGCAGGATCTGCGCCTGGAGCGCGTCATCAAGAACCACGCGCAGATGCTGGCGCTGTTCGACTGCCTGCGCCTGGTCATCACCATCCCTGACGACATGGTCGAGCAGACGCGGCTCGCGCTGTTGGACATGGCCCTGGAGCGGCAGAAGGCAATCAGCGCCGACCACGCGATGGTCAACGAGTTCTGGGAGGTCTACGAATACCTCGAAGCCACCGGCCACGGTAAAGCTGTCGTCAATCACAGCCGCGACGCACAGCGGATTGCAATCAACCTCAACCACTTCGCGGCACGGGCCGCGCAGTTCAGTCAGTCCGTGCCCGACCTCAAGGTGCTGCGTGCGCTGCTCGGTGACTCGCGCCGGCACAAGTTCATCGGCGCGAACGTGGCTGTCAACAGCGCCGTCCTCAAGGACGATCTGACTGGCGTCGGCACCACCGTGAAGTGCTGGGTGTTCGCCAAATGAGCGCGCTTTCTCATGTTGGAAATTTCAGGAAATTTTCGTTGACTTCTACCCAGCAGCGGAGCAACTATTACCGCGTCGCCGCACAATCGGCGACCGGGATTGGCGTCCCGTATTTACACGGCGCAACAGCGCCCATCGATCGATGCCTGGCGCTTTTTTCTCGCCCGGCATTCGCTCGGGCGCGTGCCTGCCAGTTCTATGGCGGGCGATGTGTGGGGGCCGCAAGGCCCGCCGGTTCCGTGTATCCGGTACGCCAACCCGCATCGTCCGCCACCCCGATTGGCGTCGGGGCGGCGGATTCCTGTCAAAACACGGAGTTCCGCATGTCCTACGACGCTCAAGAAGCGCCGGCTAATGCCGCGCGTCAGATCGCCCATTACTTCGGCCTGATCGCCGACACCCTCGACTGGAACCACACCGCCTGGCTCGCCCTGCAGGCGAAGCTGCAGGCAATGGGCAAAGCGCCCGAGGCGCTGACCTTGGCCGATGTCGAGGCCGCCATTTCCAGCATCAATGCCGACCTTGCCGAGGTGCGCCAGTGAGCCGGCGCGACCTGCACAAAACGCTGCGCGTGGCTCCCGGCGTCTACCTGCTGCTGCAGATCCGGGCGACCGACGTGCTGGCCGAACTGTACGCCGACGGTCTGCATGATCGCCCACCGGTGATGTTCGCCTGCAGCGCGATCGACGAGCCGAGCGCGTTGTTTCTTGTCGATGACGGAACTGGCCTGGTCATCGGCTCGTTGCACGTGGTCATGCCGGAAGCCGAGGCCGCCGCGCTGCAGGAATGGATCATCGAGCGCATGCCTGCATCGGAGGTGGCGTGATGGACGCCGCTCACCCGAACACGCAGTTGCCAGAGGACGCTGACTTCTCGATCAGTGAAGAAGATCAATCCCGCCTTTGGCGCGCGTATCACGCCGCCGCGTTGCTTGCCGCGCTGACGAACGATATCGCGATCGAGGCTGGCATCAATCAAGACGGACCAGCGGCAGTGGCTGAGTACATCCGCCACGAACTGCTTGATGTCCTCAGCGGCGCGCAGCGTCTGCGCGACGCCGACCCAAGCATTCCGCCATCCGGCGCCGACCTGATCTAACCCCGCACCAGCGGGCCGGCGGGCGGTGCTCGAACACCGCCCCAAGGCCCTCCACCAACGCAACTCAGGAGAGTCGATATGCAACAGCACACTGGAACACGTCCAGCCACGGCAGCACGTCCGTTGGCTTTGAGCACCGGACCCGGCCCGGAGGCTACCACGCCGGCCGTCGCCGCCTACGACCGCAGCATGGGCGACTGCTCAGCGACCATCACCATGCACGTCACGCATGGTGCCGTTGTGGTCACCGCCACCCTGAACATGGGACCTCTACGCGAGGCTCGCCAAACGTGGGAGCGGCGGCGTGGCACTGGCACCGGCTGGAAACTCATCGACGGGCCTCGCCTGTGGACGACGGTGGAAGACCGCATCAGCACCGAGTTGGCTGAGTTCATGGACGGCCTGGACTTCCCCTTCGACCTGGCCAACATGCTGCCGCGCAGGCCGACTGCAGCGGCTGCAGCTGCGGTCGCGCTAGCCGCACGGGAGGTGGCGCATGGTTGAGTTGTTCGCTCTTATGGTGGTCCTGGCGCCGGCGGCCGGTGGCGCGCTGGTCTATAAGCTGTGGACGACGCGCCGTCCGCGCCTGACTCAGACCGGCCTGGCGGTCGGACAGGTGCCGCAGCGCCTACGTCGCCGCACCCGCATGGCTGTGCGGCGGGAGGCTGCTCATGGCTGAGTCCGTCATCCTTCTCGGCCCGCAGGGCAGCGCAAAATCACTTAACGCCGAGGCTCTGCGGCAGGAGCTCGGCCTGCAGGAGGTCATCGAGCTTGAGGATGTCTTGTTTACGTTCCGCGCTGATCGCCTGGAGCCGGTCGGGCAGCTGATCCTGACCTGCAACGAGCAGCAGGCCCACACCTGGTCGGTGCGCTGGGGCTTGCGCCTCATGCGTGTCGAGGAAGCACGTGCCCAGCTCGGCGCCGCATGGAGGACGCAACCATGAACCTGCAGCGCACGATCGAGATTGCGCGCGCCGCAGCGCGTTTGGGAGAGCCTGGCCCCTTGTCCACCGGGGAGGCACTCACCGCCGCTCTGGTGCTCAATCGCCACGACTGGCTGGCCGAAATGGGCTACACCATCGCCCAGGCGTTGGACCGGATCGACTCCGACACCGCGCAACATCTTCGGGACGCCGAGCGCGTGCTGCGCCTGGAGGTACCGTGACGCAACGTCAGGTCGACCACGACAGTCCTCTGCCGCCGTGCACGAACGGCCACCTCGCTCGCCACATGCTCGACGCCCGCCGCCCCGAGGCGGGCGGCGGGCATTTCATCGAGTGCGTGTGTGGGCGCACGCAGAAGCACCCCAGCTTCGAGTTGGCCATGACCGAATGGCGGCGTGCTCATCGCATCCGCACCCCTCGTGAGCCGCGGCCCCGCGCCCATAACGTTGTGCAGCTCGGCCTGCGATTCACCGGCACACACCAGCGATGATCGATGGCGCAAATATGGAAGGGTTTCGCAGGGCGTGCGAGGCGCGTCACTGGCTACGGCAGGGCTACACGGATGCAGCCAAGGTGCGAGAGCTACGGCTCCGCATCGCTGCTCAGCGCGGCTATGCCGCTGCTGACTTGCTCGTGGAAGAAATGCGCGAGCAATGGCGGCACAGGCGGGAGTGGACCAAGGAGCAAGATGCATGAGCGGTGAGGTACTGACGTTTGAGGATCTGCGGCGGCTATGCGCACCGATTGGACCCTCGCCCCGTACCGCGACCGTCGTGCGTTGGGCCAATGATCAGGGCATCCGATACAAATACGACGGTCGAGGGGGTATCTGGACAACGCTAGACGCTCTCAACGCCGCGCTGGGATTGCAGCAACACAACGACATCGAGATGGATACAGAACAGGAGCTGATGTAATGGCAAGAGGCCGCAAGCGCAAATTCAATCCCCTCATACCATCTCACATTGATCAGGCCGCGCTCCCGCGCGGCCTTTATTGGGGGGATGGCCGGTGGTACGTCGTCGAGCCGCATCCCGAAGGTGGAAACAGACGAAAGCAAACCGTGGCCTACGCTGGAGCTCGTCTATCGGAATTGCACGGAATCATTGAGGAACGTGCAGGCAAGGGCATGCGAGGCACGTTGCGTTATCTCTTTGATCGCTTCCATGAGTCGTTGGAGTTCAAGGAACTAGCGACCGACACGCAAGATGACTACAAGCGCTATGCCAACTCCATTGCCGACTATCTGCGCAAGGACGGATCGAAATTGGGCTCGGTCCAGGTTGATCGCATCACGACGCCTGTGATCCAGCGACTCGTGGAAGTTTTCGCAATGGGACGGCTTGCCAACGGTCACCAACCCGCGCTTCCTGCAACGCCCAGTAAAGCAAATCACCTTCACCGCTACTTACGTCGCACACTCGCATGGGGCATGCGTGTCGGGCTATGTAGATCAAATCCAGCCATCGGCGTGAGGCAAGCACGCGAAGCAAAGAAGCACCGTATGCCAACGCCGGCTGCATTCGACAAGGTGTTGACCTTCGCTCGTGAACGCGGCTCCCGTCCACCACACACAAAGGGCAGTTGCCCGAGCTACCTGGCGCCAGTCATGGTGCTCGCGTATAGCGCGCGCCTACGCGGCATCGAGGTGTGCACCCTCAACGACACACATAAGCAGCCAACAGGCATACATGCTCAGCGGCGCAAAGGATCACGCGACACGCTTACCGAGTGGGATCCTGAGATGATCGAAGCGTGGGATTTCCTCGCAGCGCGGCGTACCGCGATCTGGACTAAGAAAGGCCGAACCTTTCCAGTCCCTATCAAGGCTGAGGATCGGCGGCTACTCGTTGAACAGACTGGTAGCCCCATGGCTAAGTCATCTCTGGATAGTGCCTGGCAACGATTCATCACGCTCGCAATGACCGAAGGGATCATCACGAAGCAGGAGCGCTTTTCTCTGCATGGCCTCAAGCATCGCGGCATTACCGACACAGTTGGCAACCGGGGCGACAAACAAGATGCTGCAGGGCACGTAACACCAGCAACGACAGGTCGCTATGACCATGCACTGCCAGTGGTAAAGCCGCCAAAGCGCAGCTAA